TCATAAAGATATAAGTTTGCCTCGTCTATTTTGACCTTGTTTGTTGCCCTGTTCACCTTCTTCCTGAAAGGACTGTTCCTGCTGATCAACATTTGCAATCTCCTCGTCAATTTTATCTAATGGAGCATAATTCATCGGCACAAAGTACCTGTCACCACCCTCAATCGGGTCTAAATCTTCTTTCTCTCGTATATCATTCGGACTCATTGCTCCAATTTGGAACATTTTGGTATAATATTCTGCCCGTGCTTTTGAATCTCCTCGCAGTAACCCTTCGACAATATGCTTGAAGTAAAATCCGGTTTTTATGTCTGCATCTGACAAAAGTTGCATGTTATAATTCGTTTCAAACCGGACTACCCAAGGCAGTATTGAGTCGGTTACAAATGAAATCTGCTCTGATTCTATGTTCGAAAAGCTGGATTTGGTTAAATCTTTGAGTTTATGCGGTGGGAGATTGAACCATCTGGCAATTTCAGGAATTTGGAACTGCCGACTTTGAAGGAACTGTGCATCTTCAGGTGGGATGCCGATTTTTTCAACCTTCATTGCCTCTTCAAGCAAAAGCAGTTTATGGGCATTACCTAACCCTGAATAGGCATTTGTAAGGCTTTTTTCAAGATTTTCATGTGCTTCAGTGCCTAATTTACCTGGATGCGACACAACAAGACCTGGATGAGTGCCATTTCCGAAGAATTGAGCACCAAAATTCTCCATTGCCATGCCAAGTCCGATTGATTCCCTTGCCAGACTGACAACTGAATAGCCGATAAACCCATCAAATCCCAGGCCAGGAATGTGAAGTATTTTATCACGGTTCAACCTAATTTCTTGACCGTCAACTTTGACAAGATAGGTTAGTTTGTCGTTATACATCTCTGGTCGTACACGATTCGGTGGAATAGGCCACAATTCTATAATATCACCACTGCCATTCCGTACTTTTTCAGCATATCCATTACCCCATCCGAGAATATGTGCCGTCAAAACTTCCCTGCCGATCTGCGCTGTCATGTATGGATTCCACTTTGTGTGCATTACATGATAGATCGGCTTTTCAATTGCCGGTTTCTTTTTCTTGTCGATTTCAATCAACAATCGGAGTGGTAATGTGGAAATTGTACCTGAAATGAGAGAAATTGCGTTGAAAACTGCGGAGTAACTTAGTGCGGATTCAGGTGTGACAGTTACACCTGATTTGGTTTGAGATAATATTAGGTTCCAGAGAGAAGGATTCCATGCTTTCTCGTCTGTGACTGATAAATCATTCTTAAAAATGCTTAAAAAGCGAGAAAAAAGACCTTTTTTCATTCTCCCCTATTACGGGGAAATAATAAAAAAAACAATACCTAGTGAGAAAATTGGTGATTTTGAGAAAATTGGTTCAATCTTTATCTTTGGCAATTTCAAGTTCAAATCCGTATCTTTCTGCCATCATAACCGATTTTTCAGGAATCCTAATCGCTTTTTTCGCTCCCATTTTCCGGTGCGGCAATTGTCCGGTCTTTATAAGCCTATAAACAGTTGAAACGCCAATCCCCAATCGTGCTGCTACTGAATTTACATCAAGCATTTTATTCATCCCCCACTCCTAAAAGTTAAAATTACAGAAGTTGCTTAATTTTTATTAATTTTTTATTTACTTCAGCATATTTTTTTCTCCATAGACTCCTATCATGTTTCTTGTCCCGTTTTATCCATTTTTCTTCTTCTTTAAAAAGTTCTCCTGAAACAAACTCAAAAACCATTGCCGATATTTCTGCGAAAGTCCTTACTCCGCAATTTTTACATTCTGCTATTTTAAACCATGTATCAGATTTACCAAAATCATCAATTGTTTCAATATTTAAAGATTTTAATACATTGGATGCTCTAATTGACAATGGAAGAATGTCTACATTTACTTTTCTTTTTTTCATTTTTTATCCTCCAAAGGTTAAAACTCCTCTTGACTCATAAATACTTGTCGTGTCTTCCTGCAAAATTAACCTACCAAGTGCCATTAAAAGAGCAACAATACCGTCTATCTTCTCCATGCTGTTTTTCTTGTCCGGTGCCATATTGTTGTTTACATCTCGCCTCGCCACTATGTTTGATGCCATCCAAGATAGAACCGGATTATTGCCATGACACAACTTTTCTGATTTGAGCAACCGTTCAAGTTCCTGCATTGGTGGATGGAATGTTTTTGCACCCTGCCGCATTTCAACCATCGGAGCACCATCATCAACCAAGTCGTTGACTGTCTGGGTAGCGTTCCAGGGATCGTAACCAATCTCTTTGATGTTGAACAGGTCCAGGTCGGCTTTAATATCTTTCTTGATGTGGTTATAATCGGTCACATTGCCTGGAGTCTGCGTTAAATATCCCTGCTGAACCCATGCCATGTATGGCAAATTTGCCTTTTTGGTCCTTGGCTCAATCGTATCTTCTGGTAAGTAAAACTTACAAAGTGCCGAAACAATATCGTCATAAAGCCATATAATTACCCAGGCAGTTATATCAGAAACGGAAGCCAGGTCGAGTCCTGCATAAGCTGGCACTGTTTTAAGCAGTTCAAGATTAACTTCACCACCGCATTTCTTCCACTGCTCCAGGTTCAACCATCCACCCTTTGCAGACAGCCACAAGTTGCACCGTTTGGTTTTAAACTCTCCCATTGATTCAGGTGATGCAATTTGGTGTAATGCCGAGCATCGGGTTCGCCTTAATCCAGACATTAGGGTCAAGTGGATCATCCCCCGTCTTCCGGTTATGCTGAAAGTCCTTTTCACCGTCAAGCGTAAAGATTATCCCGAAGTAATGGTCTGCCTCAATTACACCTTCCAGTATCTTTGAAACAAGTTCTCTTTGTTCATAGCAGACACCATCAAGGATATAACCGGCAGTTGTTATGCACCACATCAACGGGTTCTTCCTGGAACCGAACGCCGACCTGATTACATCGTAAAGGCCACGATCCTTGTGAGCATGTAACTCATCCAGGATGCCGACATGTGGATTCCAACCGTCCTGGGTATCTGATTTGCTGTTGATTGTCTGGATAAAGCCACCGTTTTTATCACAGGTTATTGACCTCGACCAGGCAGTTACACCGAATGCATCCCTGAAAGCATGGGTTTTCTTTACCATCTTCTGGGCTGGATTAAATACCTTCTGGGCCTGGGCTCCGGTTGTTGCTCCGATGATTACCTGTGGCCCTTCCTCGTTCTCACAAGTTAAGCAATAAAGCGAAACCCCTGCCGTAAGTGTTGACTTCGCACCCTTCCTTGCCATTTCGATGTAAACATTGCTGAACCGTCTATGATCATCAATTCGCCACCCGAAGATAACTACCAGCATGAATATCTGTGGAGGCTCAAGCGTGATGGTTTTTGTATCCCAGGAACCCTCAACATGCGGCATCTTCTCTATAAAATCACAAACATCGTTTCCGTGCCATTCGTCAAAGTGATATTTCCACTTCTTTTTCTTTAGATCTTCAATGTGCCGTTTTGCTGCGAGTCGCACCCACTTGCAATGTCTTTTTTGGTATCTGTCTTTTGTTGCACCTATGGCATAATCATAGGCAATCTGGCAATAGTTAATGCCATGCTCGGTCGGTTGATGATATAATTTAGTTTTTAGCTTTCTCGCCATTTCTAGTAAATGGATTATCTTTTTTGCTTTCAGGATTAATTCCAATTCTTGTCCTGCTTGATGGTGTCATCCCAAATTCTGAACAGTACATCCTGAATTGAGAACGGTCTGCTGCGGTAGGTCTTATGCCTTTTCGTATGTCCTGCACCATTTCCTGGTGTAACTGGCATAGATGACCAAGTGCAAAAGTGTCAGCACTGGTTAATGCCCGTTGTGCAAATAATGCCGGTGTTATTGTATTCCATAATTCTTTGCCATCTTTCTTTAACCACTTTGGGGCAGAAGGCGGTGTTGATTCAATTGGAAAGTCCAACACATTTTCAGCAGTTCTCCTCGATGGTCTTGTTTCGCCTATTGCCTTTTTCTGCTCATTGGTTTTCGGTCTTCTTCCTGCTACTGCCATAACTTCTCCAAATCATAATTTTGTCCA